TCTCTTACCCCTTGTCCCTGCCGTCTCTGCCGCGCTTGGTAGCGAGCTGCCATCCACTGTCAGCAGTCCCAGGCTGCGCGTCCGTGTCTCTGAAGGCGTGCCACACGTTTCCGTCGCGCGTCACGCAGTCGCCGTTCTTGTACGTCTGTCCAGACTTCCACACGCCCTGATAGAGCATGACTGGATAGCTGATGGTGAACTCCTTCTTGTTCTCTCCCCTGAAGAAGCGAAGGATCAGATCCCTGGATCCCTCCACCGTGACGACCTCCAGATCGTCGAACCCGACGCCGTCGAGACCGTCCCTTCCGTCTTTTCCGTCCTTAGGAATGGGTATCTCTGCGACAGCCGCAGCGACGAGAGCCTTGATCGCGTCCTTGTCAAGCCCGTCTCGACCCACCACGACACCCGCCTTAGAAATTCGACCGTCGTTAAAGATGCAATTAAGAACACCGTCGCGATCAATACTAAAAGACACGACGTGAGGAGTAGGAGGCAGCTCACTGACCACATCACGAACGGCAGCGTCAACGATGCTGCGAACCTGATCCAGAGAAACGCTCTCGCCAGGAGCTCCATCAGTGCCATCGCGGCCATTCTGTCCGTCCTTCCCGGGTTCTCCGTCCTTGCCGTCCTTCGGCTTGGGCAGCTCGTCGACGTACTTTCTCAGTCCTAGAGCCTCTGCAGTCACGTAGCTCTCGACCGCGTATAGAATCTGCTCTGTGACCTTCTCCATGTCGACGACGCCGTCCTTGCCGTCTGCGCCGTCTCGGCCGTCGGCGCCGTTCAGCACCGGGAACCTCTCGAAGTACGCAAGAACAGCACCGCGAGCCAGCGTCTCCAGCTCCTCCTTGGTCGGCGTCGCGCCGTCCTTGCCGTCCCTGCCGTTCTCGCCGTCGACGCCGTCTCGACCGTCCTTGCCTGCGGGAGCAGGGTTCATCGAGAGATACTCTCTAGTCGCGATAGTCAGTATCTCTGTCAGCTTGTCGTAGTCTACGTCCCTGCCGTTCTCGCCGTCCCTGCCGTCCTTCGGAGCAGGTATCATGGAGACGACCTTCGCGACTATCCCGTGCTCGTCCAGCGCCTTCACTACGTCGTCTACACTAGGAGGCTGAAACGGCTCGACCAATCTCTCGATCGTGTTGTAGACGTGATCCATGTCTACGTCCTTGCCGTCCTTGCCGTCGACGCCGTCCTGACCGTCCTTGCCGTCTACTCCATCCTTGCCCTTGAGCTCGACCATCTTGCCGTCGATGATCGCGCGGACCTGATCGCCGCCGTAGCCATAGAACGTGACGCCGTCGCCAAAGTCCTCGATTTCGCGCCAAGTGATCTTGACCGGCTCGCTCGGCTGCTGCGCCATCGCCGCGCTTATCGCGCCCTCTATCATGATCTGCGCGTCTTCCTCGTCTACCAGCGGACGCATCTCGAGAGCGCGAAGCTGGTTCTCCAGCGCGTCTATCTTCGTCAGGAGAGGAGCCGTCGCGAGCTTGACCTGCTCGAACACGAAGGCGCCGACAGCCCTGAAGAACTCCGCCTGCTCGTTAGGCTGCATCTGAGACACCTTTCCGCATACCTTCCATCGCCGACTCGAAAGTCACCGGAGGTGGAGGCAACAATTTTTGAGGTGGAGGTGCCTCAACTTGCGCAGGAGGCTTGGCGGTCCCTGGAGCAGTAGGTGGCTTCGCGGCGAAAGGATCTTCCTTGCTGTCGCGCTTGTCCAGCGCGGCGAGACTGAAGTTCTGCTGCTGCAGATACGGCGTCTGGCCGCCCTTCACGGGCTTCAGGTTCATCTTGCGTCGCGCCTCGTTGGGCGCGAGGATGCCTCTGTTGACACCTTCTCCGTACGTCTTAAACTGCGTGGCGGTGTCCATTCGCAGCAAGTCGTCGAGGTCGAACTCGGTGCCGGAGTCCTGGTTCGCCGTCACCAGTCCCAGGCCGTTGTCGAGAACAGACTCTACTCCCTCGATCAGCGCCTGCAGACACTGCGAGTAGTACATCTGGTAGAGAGCCTCCACGTTACTGTAGCTCGGGGTCGGCCCGACACCGACCATGAAGCCCGGAACGTGAAACGCGGAGCAGACCTGCTCGCTCGACATCTTGAGCTGATCGATGAGCTGCGCGTCCACCGCGCTGATGGTCATCTTCTCGTACTTCAGTCCGTCGCCGAGAACCGCGACCTTCCCGGCGTTCGCGCCGGTGTAGTTGTTGTCCCAGTGATCCTTCAGTCTCTTCGCAGTGTCCGGATCGATGAGACCCGGTGCCGTGAGAATTCCACCGGGCCGACTTCCGTTCTGGAAGAACCGCGTCGAGTTCTCCTGAATGCGAAGACCCTGCACGGCGGCCAATCCACACGCGGTGATGGGACTGACGCCGCACAGCGGATGATACAGAGGAACATGAACGTCGTGGAAGATCTCGGACGCCGGAACCACGACCTGATCCTTGTCGACGCCCGCGAGATTGCTGGTCGAGAGTTGATAATAGACTTCTCCGTCCGACGTTATCAGCACCTTCGTCAGCATGGGATCCAGCACGTAGCCCGCGACCACCACGTCGCGATTGTCTCGCTCCTTGAGAACGTAGGTATTGCCGTGAATCATCTTCGAGGAGATCCACGACTCCACGAACTTCTGCCGCGTCTGATATCTGTTCGGCTTGCGAAGAAAGGGACTGAACGAGGAGTTCTCAGCCGGAGCCCAGACTCCGTCCCTGTCCCTCTCGACGTACCGAAGCTGCAGCTTGCCGATGTCGCTGGCGATCAGCGTGATGCAGGAGTAGACCGTGCTGAACGTCAGCACGTTCTCGAGACGAACCTCTATGTTCCGCTGCCACGCTCCCGTGAACGGCTCCATGATCGTCCCGAACGACCAAGCTCCCCATCGGCTGGGAGACTGGACGTACGAGAGGCCGGGGGGAGGAGCGGCCTTTCGGACCGAGAGATCGTACCCGAGTATCCTCATTCGTCTGTCGCCTTCATGTCGCGGCGCATGTACTCGCGACGTCTGCGTCTGGGAGCACCCTCAGCCTGCTCGGCTGGCTGCTCCTCGGACTTCGGCTCCTCGGCCGACATGCTTCTAGTCTCTAGACTGGGGGCTGGTGATGGAGTTGGCTCTTGGGCGGGAGTCGCCCTCGGTGCTGGCTGAGACTGCACCTCCTCGGCCTTTCCCAGGCCGACGAGAAGATTGGCGTGACTGTCGTCCGCCTCGAACTCTTCTCCTGGATGGCGAGTGCGACTGGCGTAGTAGACTTCTTGCTTGGCCTTCAGCTTCTTCATGATCCTAGACCTCGTGGCTCGGTTGAAGCGTGAAGAGACGGACTGAGTGACTGAGCCACGCAGCCACCAGTCCGTCCCTCACTCAAAGTAGAGCCCCGCGAGGGTTAGCTTACGGAGCTCAGCTAGAGCTCCTATTCTGCGTACTTCGTGTTCTGGATGAACGCGACAGCCGTCGACCGACGCTTGCCCCAGTTAATCCAGCGCTCGGCGCGAACGCCGGTCATGTTCATCTGCCAGAGGCTGACCATGTTCGTAGACGCGGTCGGCGGAGAGTCAGGCGCCGAGTCCATCTGGACGGAGGCCTGATTGCTCGCGTCGATCACGACCTGACCGTCGTCGGCCAGCATGATCTCGTTCGCCTTGAGGAAGATGATGAGACCACCGTCTGCGGGCGATCCGCCGGTAGCCATGCCGAGGTTCTCCGAGGTGATCACCGGATAACCGAGCAGCGATCCGCCGTCGGAGGTGATGTTCGGGAACACGGACTGACCGAGAGCGTTCTGCATGATCGACAGAGACAGAGCCTGCGTCTGCGTCATGAGGAACACGCCACCGGCTGTCGAGAGGTTGTTCTGGAAGTAGTTCGCGAACAACGTCTTGATGTCTGCGCGGAACGCAGACGCGGTGGTGCCGGACGGCGTGACTGGCGTGACGCCGTTCGTGATCGAGGCCGGCGACACGTTGGTGACTGCCGCCACCGCAGGGTCGACGAACTGACGATCGAGGAACTGCGCCATCGCGTCGACGAGGTCTGCGCGTACGACTTCCTCGGCCGCAGGGTTCGAGAAGCGAACGAGCTCGTCCGTGAGGACGACGATGCCCGCTGCCTTCGCCCAGCGAAGAGTGACCGTACCGAAGGTCATCTGGCTTACCGGCTTCGGTGCGTTCTCGCCGACCCAGTTGACCGTCGTGCCGCTCAGGGCGGACGGCATCTGGATGTTGAAGGGAACGCGACGCAGACCGGGGATCCGACCGAGGATCGTGGCCGGACGGAGCAGATTGATGAACTCCGACGCCATGATGTTGTACGCGACGAGCGGAGCTGCCCATGTCGCGTCTGTCGTGGTGCCAGCGCCGATGGCCGCCTTCTGCGCCATGAGAGGATCGTTGCGGAGAGTACCCGCGACGTCCAGCTCGATGGAGTTGAAGATCTCCGGCATCTGGTCCTTGAACTGCTTCGCCATGTTGAGCGCCTTGGCGGTGTCGCCCTTAGACGCCGCGAGACACATGACGTAGCGAATGAACGCCGTACCCTTCGGCACGTTGGCGTTCGGACCAACCACGCGAGCGCGAACCGGCTCGATCGTGGTGCGCTGCTCGCGCGTCTCGACCGTTCGGTTGTTGTTCTGCGCGGGCTCGACGCGCTGAGCGTCTGCGAGCTGCTGCTTCTCGAGGCTGTTCAGCCGGATCAGATGCTTGTCGATCTGAGCGACCTCCTGCTCGAGAGTGTCGTACTCCTCGGACTCAGCCTGATTGAGGGTCGTGCCCGCCTCAGCCGCTGCGTCCATGATGGCCTTCATCCGGGCAGCTTTCGCGGCGCGAGTTGCCTCGAACCCGGTGATCTGTTCTCTGATAGTCTTCACCCTAGTCTCCTGTGAGGCGATCATCTCGACAACCGAGACGGTCTTCGCCGTGGTTCCCGTAGCGCCGGGACGTTGGGGTCTCAGCGACTTCGGATCAGCGTTCTGGCCTATCGCGGCCTGCTGCGCTCCGACGTCAAGAGACTTGATCATCTGGATCGTGGCCTCGGCGTTAGCCGGGATCGTCACCAGACTGAGCTCGTAGACTTCCGTCTTCTCGAACCGAATGCCGTCGCTCTCCTTCATGAAGGCGTACTCGAGAGCACGGAAGCCGATGGACACAGACGCGACCAGACCCGTCTTCACGGAGTCCCACGCCTCCATCAGTCGGTCCTTGAGGCCCGGCGACTGAACCTTCTCGGGGTCCACCAGCTGAGCCTCGAAGTCGATGCCGTCCTCTGTCGGCCTGTCGAACTTGACCATGCCGACTGGCTTGTCGTGCTTGTGCTGCCAGAGCAGCGGCATCGGGTTCTTGAACTTGACACCGAGAGGCTCCACTATGTCGCCGACCCTGTCTGTGGTCGGAGTCGTGGCGGTGCCGCGGATGATCCGCTTCTCCTCGTCGATCGACTTGATGACGAGAACGCTGTATGCTCTGTTCTGAGTTGTCATTCTCTCCTCTCATCCGGCGGTCAGTCGACCACCACGATCGTCCGCGCAGAACGAGTCCCCGCACAGAAGATATTCCTTCTGAGGCGGCTCGGGAACAGGTGTCGGCGCGGGCGTCGGCTTCGGCGTCGGTGCTGGAGTGGGCATCGGCGGCGGAGTCGGCGTCGGCGCTGGAGTGGGACTAGACGCGCAGCCCGAGAGGGTCAGCGCGAGAGCCAGCGTGACGGAGCTGGCTCTCGCGTGCGGACGACTGGTTGTCACCAGTAGTGCCCGACCAACTCCCTCGTACGGGAGTTCCTACGTCGTCGGCGTCGCGGCGACCGCGGTGCCGAGACGAGATAGATGTCTACTCTCACTGCAGCGGCCTCCCGAACAGCTTCCATCCGATTATCAGGAACAGAAGAAACTGTATGATCGTCACTCCGGTGACGAAGATGGCTGCGTGAGGCCACAGATAGATGAGGCCGAGAACGAGCCACAGCAGCATGAGGATCCAGTAGGCGATTGCCATAGGCATAGTAAGATCTCCTTCTTCAGCCCCCGAATTGTCACACGAACATCATCTGGAACTCTTTGGGCTTCTCCTCGGTCGTGGCCTCCGCTATCGCGCTCGCCATCGCGAGCGAGACCATGCCGTCGATCCGACCTCGGCTCTTCGCCTTGCTCAGCTTCCGGTTCCCCGCGGGATCCTTCTGCACGACGGCGTTGTGAGCGCACATGTTGAGGACCGGGTTCTTCCCGTGTGCTAGCTTCTTGTTCAGCACGAGAGCCTCGAGACTCCGCAGGGCCGGGGACATGGACTGGAAGCCCTGACCGAACTCCTCGAACAGGGTCTCCAGCTCCTTCTCCGTGAAGCCGCACTTGAGGAGCCAAGGCTTCAGGTGTCTGTAGTTCCAGCGGTCGAACGCTATCTTCTTCACCTTGAGCTCGGTGCATATCTCGCGAAGGCGCTGCGCGACGTACTCGTACTCGACGCTCTTTCCGGGCGTGAGCTCGATGTATCCCTCCTTCGCCCAGACGTCGTACTGCACGCGGTCCAGGCGAGAGCGCTCGGCTATCCCCTCCTCGGGGAGCCAGAAGTAGCAGTGGACCTGCCACACTCCTCGCACCATGAACAAGAGCACGAGCGCGGTCAGGTCGCTCGTGGCCGAGAGATCCAGTCCCGCGAACACCAGCTGACCAGCGTACTCTTCCAGGCTGACGGGCTCCGCGCCGCACGCCTCCCAGGTGATTCTCGAGACGAAGGGGGATGTGGACTCCACCCTCTGATTGAGGATCAGGTTGCGATAGTCGGCCTCCAGGCTCGGCATCCGCTTGGCGTCGGCCGCCATGCGGAGAACCTCCTTCGTGTTCATGAACTCGTCGTAGGCGGGGTTCGCCTGCTTGATGGTCGTGAGCGCGAAGGGGTCCGCCTCCGTGTCGGCGGTGTAGAGCTCGACGATCGTGCAGGGGTCGTTGTCCTCCAGCGCGTCGTCGATGAGAATGCTGAGCAGGTCGTTGTCCGTCGGCGCCTGCGTCGAGATTATGATAGTGAGCGGCTCCTCCTGCGCGGCGCTCGCCGTCTCCAGCGCGGAGTAGAGCTCGCTCTTCGGTCCGCGAGCCTGCCCCAGCTCGTCGTGAATGGTGAGCGCTGGGCTCAGGCCGAAGCTCGTCTTGACCTCCGCCGAGAGCGCTCGGTACTTGGTCCCGCGCTCGGGGCAGAGTATCTGCTTGACGGTGTCGCGAACCACGCAGAACGGCGACAGCTCGGGCGACATGCGTATGATCTTGGCCGCGAGCTCGAAGATGACCGCCGCCTGCTCCTTGGACTGAGCCGTGGAGTACTGCTGCGAGTTCTGCACGGCCTCCGGACCCACGATGTGCAGCAGCAGGATGAAGGCCGAGAGAGCCGTCTTGGCGTTCTTGCGAGCAACGCTGAATATCGCTCGGCGGGTGCCCGCCGGATTGTCGTATATCTTGATCATGAAGCGCCGCTGAAACTGCGACAGCTTCACCTTCTTGCCCACCAGCCTCCCCTCGGGGATGCGACAGTTCTCCTCGATCCAGCGGATGTTCCGCTCGGCGCGGGTCTCCGTCCGCGTGGGCTTCCTAGTCTTCGGCTTCGTCGTCATCCGCGACCGGCTTGGCGTCCATGTCCCAGGGCTTCACGACCGCCGACTTGGCGTGCTTCGACTTCTTTCGGTCGAGCGTGGACTGCTGCGTGAGCCTCATCTTGGTGGCGAGAGTAGCCACCATCTTGGTCTCCTTGAGCTCGAGAGCGTAGAGGGCCTGATCGACCCGCTGCTCGGTCCTGATCTTCTTGGCGATGGACCTAGCCCTCATCACGTGGCTGCAGTACTGCTCGAGAATAGCCAGCGTCTCTGGTCTGAACCAGTCTGCGGGCAGCGCCTCCACGGTCTGTCTCCATATCAACGCCTCGTCCTCCCCCATGCGACTAGGTGGTGAAGGCCTCGCGACCCCCATCCCCTCTATCACCTTCAGGGACTGCCTGCCTCTGCCGTGTAGGACGCTCATGCTGATACTCGTCTCACTTGTGCCTGCGCTGCGGGAAGTCGTCGGGAAATTAAGGCCTCTCGCCGGGGTCTCAAAAAGGGGTCATTTAGGATGCCGGGCT